TGGTTGTCAATGAGCCGAAGAAACGGGTAGCGAAACCGACCTACAACGCACCACAGTCATGGATGGCCTAAATGGATATTGACCCGATAATTGACGAAGCGATTGACTTCCTCAAACTCTGCAATGATGCAGACACCATGAATCGCCAAGAAGGTTTGGAGGATTTGAAGTTCGTCAATGGCGACCAATGGCCCGTTGAACTGCAAAACTCCCGTAACCTTGAATCGCGCCCTGTCCTGACAATCAATAAGCTGGATGGATACTGCCGCCAGGTGACCAATCAGCAGCGCCAGCAGCGTCCCCGCATCAAAGTTCACGCCACTAACAACGAAGCGGACGTAAAGACGGCAGATGTCATCGAGGGAATGTGCCGCCACATTGAGGTCAATTCCAACGCTGACAACGCCTATGACACCGCCTTTGACCATGCCGTGCGGATGGGATGGGGTTATTGGCGCATCACCACGGATTACGTTAAAGAAGATTCGTTTGACCAAGAAATCTTTATTGAATCAATCCCAAACCCGTTTACGGTCTACTTTGACCCCAATTCCGAGAAAGTAGACGGTTCGGATGCTGAGCGTTGCTTAATCACAACAATGATGAGCAAAGCTAAATTTCGTAAACTCTACCCCGACAATGATGATGGAACGTCATTTACCCAGCGCGGGACGGGTGACACGCAATCGGAATGGATTACCAAAGAGGATATTCGCATTGCCGAATACTTCTATGTCCACCGCGAATCGGCGACCCTTTACCAACTGAGCAATGGAACGTCCACTTTTGCGGATGGCAAGGACTTTAAAGCCCGCCTGCAAGCTGCTGGAATTGAGATCATTGGCGAGCGCAAATCCTACAAGCGGACAATCAAGTGGAAGAAGCTGACCGCAATGGAGGTGATCGAGGAGCGCGACTGGCCTGGTCAATTTATCCCTGTCGTGCCGGTTTACGGTCGCCATGTAGTTATTGGGGACAAGCGCCACAAGTTCGGCATGGTGCGTCACGCCAAAGATGCACAACGTATGTACAACTTCTGGCAGACCACCATTACGGAATCTGTCGCCCTGGCTCCCAAAGCCAAGTGGATCATGGCAGAGGGTCAAGATGAGGGCCACGAAAGCGAATGGGCAGCGGCTAACGTTAAGTCGTTCCCTCTGTTGCGCTACAAGCAAACCGACATTGACGGTCAGCCAGCCCCGCCTCCACAGCGCCTCCAGCCCGAACCGCCGCCTTCCGGTGTCATGGCAGCAGCGGCAGGAATAAACACCGACATTGCCACCCTGATGGGAATTTACGACCCATCTCAGCAGCTTCCAGGCAATATTTCAGGCAAGGCGCTAAATGGGCAGCAACAACAAGTTGACCTGACCAACTTTGACTTTTACGACAACCTTACAAAGTCAATTGCTCAGACCGGAAAGATCATTCTTGACTTGATTCCGCATATTTATGACTCCCAGCGGGTTATGCGGATCATCGGCGCAGACGGTAAACCTGACTTGGTGCAGATCAACCAGCCAAGCCAAGACGATCAAGGCGTTTACAAAGTGATGCACGACATGACTGTTGGGCAGTATGACGTGGTGATGGATACCGGCCCAGGCTTCAATTCCAAGCGCCAAGCCGCAGTCGAGGCCATGATGCCATTGGTAAACGGCAATCCCGAACTGTTCAAAGTTGCGGGCGATTTAGTATTCCGAAACATGGATTTCCCTGGCGCAGAGGTCATTGCCGACCGCCTTGCCGCCTCCAATCCCATGTCGCAGATTGACGATAAATCGCCTGTGCCGCCCCAAGTTCAAATGCAACTCAAGGCAAATCAGGCCCAAATGCAGCAAATGCAGCAGCAGCTACAGCAAATGCAGATGGTCATCAAACAGCGCCAGGACATTGAGCAAGTCAAGCAGGATGCCGAGACTAAGCGCGTGTTGATTAAAGAAACCAACCGCGCCCACGACATTGAACTGAAGAACGCCGAGCGCCATAAGGAAATGGAACTCAAGGTCGAGACAACGGCCCACGATACTGTGCTGAAAACCCAAACCCAACTGGAAATTGAGCGCATGAAGGGTGAAATTGCCCTATTGCTGGCCCATTTGGACAAGGCAGCAGCCCATGCGGCATCGTTGGAAACTACTGAAAGGGCAATCTAATGCCAACCGTAACTAGTGAAAACAAAGCGGCTTTTGATAAAGCCGAAATGGAAAAACGCAATCCAAGATTTGATAATCAAGGTAGAGATTTAAATGCAGTAAAAAAACATTTTGACATGCTTAAAAAAATGTCAGATGAAGGCAGCAAAGAAGCAACTGAACATTTTAATAGAGTAATTAAAGATGTTCCATTGCCTGATTGGACAGAAGTTAATGGTGTAAAAGTTCTTAGAAGTGGCGATGCAAGTCACATTGGTGTTCCTGCTAATGGCAAAGAAACGGCATCAAATTATGACGTTATTCATTGGCCTAAAAAAGAATTTGTTACAAAATTAAAGAAAAATGAAATACATCATTGGTTACACGCAACTGCAAAAAACGAATTTGAAGAAAAAACAGGCAGAGTTCCTGGACAAAAATAAATTTGTGGTATAAACCACACAACCTTACCAGTTAGGTTTTAACTGGGTAAAAATCTTGAGGAAACTCATGTCAAGTGAAAAAGAAGCCGGTCAAGTATTGACTAGCGAGAATGCAGCGGAATTTTATGCAAACCGAATGGGTTTAGCCGATCAAGCGTCTGCCGAGGCTGAAGTTGAGGATTCTCCTTCAGAGCCGTCAGAAAGCGAGGATCGGAGTGAATCAGGAGCAGAGAAGGAAGCGAAACCGACAGAGGAACGGAAACAGAATCCGAAACTCGAAAAACGGTTTTCAGAGATAACTAAGCAGCGCGAACAGGCCCGTCAAGAAGCGGCGCAGGAACGTGAGGCAAGGCAAAAGCTGGAATCCGAGTTAGCGGCAATTAGACAGCAGCAACAACCCCAACAGGTTAAAGCGGCTGACGAAAAGCCTCAACCGAGCCAATTTACGGATGCCTTTGAATATGCAGAGGCATTAGCAGATTGGTCGGCTGAGCAGGCATTGGTTAGGCGAGATCGTGAAGATTTGGAGCGCAGGGCAGACGAAGCGCGGCAGAAAGTAATTTCTACTTGGGCGCAGAAGGTTGCAACAGCGAAAGCCGATATTCCCGATTTTGATGACATGGTGGCCTCAAGTGGCGTTGCGGTAAGCGACCCCATTCGTGATGCCATTTTGGAAAGTGACGTAGGCCCCCAAATCCTGTATCACTTAGCCAAAGAGGACGATCTTGCAAAGAAGATTGCCTCAATGTCGCCATTTGCCGCGCTACGCGAGATTGGTAAGTTGGAAGCAAAGTTTGAGACGCAAACTCAAGCTAAGCCTAGTAATCCTGTTGGGAAAAGTAAAGCACCACCACCGATTAGCCCGATTCGGAATGCTGGAAACGCTAACAACGTAGAAATTGGCTCAGATGGTCAGTTTCACGGAAGTTACCAAGCGTGGAAAGCGGCCCGCAAAGCTGGTCGAATTCGATAGTTTTTATTTTTAAGGAAAAATCATGGCAAACAATTTGCTAACTATTTCCAAGATCACCAACGAAGCGCTGATGGTCTTGGAAAATGAATTGACTTTCACCTCGGAAGTCGACCGTAACTATGACGATCAGTTCGCTGTCGTTGGAGCCAAAATCGGTAACACCGTAAACGTCCGTAAACCTGGTCGTTTCATCGGTACAACTGGCCCCGCCTTGAACGTTGAAGATTTCAACGAAACAAGCGTGCCTGTTACCCTGTCGACTCAGTTCCACGTTGATACCCAGTTCACCACTCAGGACTTGGCTCTGTCGTTGGATATGTTTTCTGACCGCGTGCTGAAGCCCGCTGTTGCTGCAATCGCCAATAAGATTGACCGCGATGGTATGGTTATGGCTAACAACAATACCGCGAACATTGTCGGTACTGCTGGTACGCCCCCCACAGGTCTGATCACTTATCTGACTGCTGGCGCTTACTTGGACAGCGAAGGCGCTCCGCGCGATGGTCGCCGTTCTTGCATCGTTGAGCCGTTCACCTCTGCAACTATCGTTGACAGCCTCAAGGGTCTTTTTGTACCCCAAGAAGCTATCGGCGAGCAGTATCGCAAGGGTCTGATGGGTCGTGATTCCGCTGGTGTGAACTGGAAACTGGATCAGAACGTTGTTAGCCAAACTTTCGGTTCGTGGTCTGCAAACACCATTGCGATCAACGTAACGACTGGCACTGGCTTCCTGACTTCTGGCTGGGCTTACAGCAGCACTCTGTCGATGACCGCTTCTTCTGCCTCGACTCTGAACGTTGGCGATACCTTCACCATCCCTGGTGTGTACGCTGTCAACCCCCAAAACCGTCAATCGTATGGCAAGCTGCGTAATTTCGTGGTTCTTGCTACTACGACAGTCGGAACTGGCGCAACTAGCGTTCAAGTGTCGCCCGCAGTTATTACTGCTGGTCAATTCCAAAACGTAAGCGTGACTTCTAGCGGTTCGCAAAACATTACGGCGTTTAACAACACCGGCGTGGCTTCCCCGCAAAATATCATGATGCACCGCAATGCCTTCACCTTGGCAGTCGCGGACTTGGAACTGCCTGATGGCGTTCACTTTGCCGGTCGTGCAAGCGACAAGGAAATCGGTCTGTCTATGCGTGTTGTGCGTCAGTACACCATCAACAACGACTCGATTCCTACCCGTCTTGACGTTCTTTATGGCTGGGCTCCACTCTATCCCGAGTTGGCCTGCCGTATCGCGGCCTAATTGATAGGGGGGGGCAAAAAACCTCCCCCGTTCATTAACTTTTTTTAAGGAAACTTATCATGGCAAATCCAGGCCCAGCAACGACAGTATCGTCACATCCCCAAGGCATCACCACTACTCAGGCTCTGCGTCTGTTGACTGTGTACAAAGGTGTATCCGTTACCGCAGTTGGCGAAACAGTATTGCCTATCATCAATAGCACTAGCTATTCGGTGAAAGATATTGTTATT